ACGTTTTGAGGTGCAATTTCATCAAAAGCTACAGTAACAGTTATGACCCGACCTGTAATTGATTGAATAATACGAGTTTGAGCTTTCCCGTTTTCTCCATTAATGATGAGTCTATCACCCGCTACTGCGACCACATCATCACGGTCAAGAGTAATGCTTTTTCGATCTGCTGAAATTGCTGAAATGCGACCACCGTTTGCTCTTCCAGCAAAAATAGGATCTGCAAATTCAATCACTTTACCTGGCAAAGGAATATGGCCGTCTAATCCAACTTTAAAAGTCACAGTACGTGTTTCAAGTTGTTCAGACTTTAAAGCCCACAAGCCTGCTCGTTGTGCTTGCCCACGCGATGTGCACCCCCACGCATCAAGCTCAAGTAAGCGCACCTGTTTCATTTCAGAAATGGCTTTCTCATCACGCACAAATTCATATTCAGTCTTATAGTGATTGGCTGGGTTATCCCAAGCTACTTTTACTGCATTATGTCTATCACGGGCACGTGTACCATTATGATCCGGCTCCCCGATAATATTTGCACGGGTATATGTGAAATAGGTATCTTGTGGAATATCAGCATCACAAACAATGCTATCCCCATCCCAATAAGTAATTGCTCGAAAAACACCAGCTAATTTTGTAAGAATGCTATAAGCATCTTCAGCGCTCTGAAGATAAATGTTACATGTGAAACGTGGTTCTTGACCGCCCAACCCGTCTGGTACCAACTCATCACAGTATTGGGCTAAACGGTATAAAGACCATTTATCAAGCATTCCATCTGTAATTCGCTCACCAATTCCGTAGCGCTTAGATGTGCAAAGATCATAGTAAATCCATGCAGGGTTGTTTGAATATGCGCGTTTAAAAGTGCCATCCCAAAACCCAATGTATTCGCGGGTTTCAGGGTTGTAATTTGTCGGTACCTTAATTTTTACGCCTTTCAAATCAACCGCTAATTTTGCGACTGATCCACCGAATGTTTCAGCATCGTATTGCAATGAAACTAATGCTGTATTTGGATAGCGTAATTTCGCGTCTATTACCTCTGTGACAGCCTTAACATACATTTTGTCGCTGATATATTCGGATGTTGAGTTGGGAGTAATTCGGCGAACACGAACCAGCCAGCCTGAATCGGCTTTGGGTAAGTCAATACGATGTGGACGCTCATAATTATCAGATGTTTTATCTGAAATTTTTGCTCTTAATACTTCTGACCATGCTCCGCCATCAGTTTGCAAGTCCACCGCGTATTCAATGGTATAGCCAGTAACATCACCCGTTGTTGGGTCTTGGTTGCGTAGTGGCCCCCAACGTAATCGTAATCTAACCGCATCAAGATCAAGGTTATTAAAAGAACGTACCCAAGGTGTAGATGATTTAAGCTCTACGTCAATCGGGATTTCATTTTCAACTGCCGGGAAGCCTTCAATGTATTCTTGATCGTTTGTTCCGGATCTAAAATTAACAGTAACGTTTTCAAAGTTCTTGTTGCCGTTTTCATCTTGCAACGGAGTATCTTCAAGCAAAATTGATTGATAGCCGTTTGCTAATCCTTCGACCTCACCCTCCGCTAGACCAATCAACTCTTTAATATAAGTTTTAGATTGTGCGGAGTCCGGTGCAACTACTGGTTGTCTTGGTTGCTGGTTTCCCTTTTTTGCGCCTTTTACCATCGCTGTCATATCAAATCCCACGCAATAAAAAAGGCGCCAAAAAGCGCCTATAACTAACTTAAAAATTACATCTGATCTTCTGGATATTGACCAGCACTTAATACGAAGCCGCCGACTTCACGTCTACCATAGAGAATCGGTACTGGATAACCTTGAGCGGCTGTTGTAACCGCACTACCAAAACCAAAGTTTGCCCGGTTCCCGTCTTGGTTTTGATTTTGATTAGTTTGGGCTTTCGGCATGAGCATTGATGCAACACCTCCCATAGCCATGCCTGCACCAGCGCCAATTAATGCAACACCGTAAGCTGAAGACGTACCGCCAGTCATCACACCTGCAACAATCAGAACTACTCCAAGAACTAATTGTAAGACTCCACTATTACCGCCAGCTCCCATTACACGCGGGACAATGTGAATAATGTCGGCTTCAGTAGACATATCAAGCTGCTCTTCACCGATATTGTCACCAGTGATTACGCGCTTGGTTTCATGGTCATAAATTGCTGGACGTTTCTTGCCACGCTTATTGCCTGAACCTTTGCCTTTAAGAAAAATTGCAAAAGCCAACCCTTGTTCATGGGCATGTGTCATGAAATGCTCAAAGCCAGCGATCTGAACTGATAATGCACGCATGGCTTCACGCGTATTTGCGACATCGAGCTTAAATTCACGACCAAACTTTTGGCCCAAGATGCCGTACAACTTAATTGTTTTTAACATCTCTATGCCTCAAGATTTTTACCGTGCGATCTTTCCACTGTTGGCCATAAATTTCGCGTACTGACTTTCTGTTATACGGATGATGCAGAATTAAGCTTGAACCTATGCATTGCTCAGTTTGCTCCGATTTAAGCTGCCCATTATTACCCAACCATATAACTGCATGATTTGGATGTTCTGTACGTCCAACCCGACAAACCAACATATCGCCATATTCTGGTTTACCAACTTCAAAGAAACCTGCTTTTTCGTAATTTTCAAGGTAAAGTGATGGATGGTCTTTATCTTCCCACCATGCATCATCCCGCTTAAAATCCATAAGCTCTATACCTAATTCACGACTATAAAAATCACGTACAAGCGCATAGCAATCTTGCCAGCCATGAAAATAATTACGCCCCACTAAGGGGGCGCGATAACCGCAAGGCTCGTAGACTTGAAAATCAAGATCCGGATACGAACAAATTACCCACGGCTTTTGATGTAATTCAATTTGAATTAAGTCTAGTTCTGAGGCTCTTGTGGTTCCGTCAGGGTGTGAATGCACATACGCTAATATCTCGCCCTGGTCTTCTGCTATAGCTAAATCTTCTGGATGGATTTCGAATTGATCAGAGTTTTTAGAAATATTGCGACAAGGAATATATTGCTTATCAATAATCACCCCACAGCACTCGTGTGGATAGCATTCATCCGCATGGGCCATGATTGCTTTTTTAAGTTTTGCTGTAAGCTTCATTTAGAAAAACCCCTTACAGTTTCCACATTTTGTGCACTTCCGCTGCTTTTGAGCTGGATAAGTAAGATATACTTGACCAGTTGGTTCAAAAATCCCGCCACAAGGGCAGCTAAATTTAATTAAATAAGCTTTTTTCTCTTTAATCTTTCTTAACCTTAGAATGACAAAGTGAACCGCATAGCTTAGAAGATGAATGATTAGCGTCCCTACCATCCCATAAATTATTCCAAGTAAGATATTCATAAAACCTCACAACATGCTTGAAGCTGGAAACCCGCCAAAAGGTAAAGGCTTGTTTTTACCAGATCGACATTCACAACCAGATAATCTGTACGAGCAACGATCTAAAGCAGGATTGTCTGTAGGCTCATCTTTCTCAGTAAACATTGCGGCCCCAGTGTAACCACACTCTTCCCCGCGATATTCCCAACTACAATAAGAAGTAATTTGACGTACAGGAATTTTCAAACCTTCAAAATCAATTGGATTTGAAAGTTCAAAAGTAACCTGCTGGGCATTTTCCGATGTTTTCTGCTCTATAAACCAAGTTTGTTCTTTAGACTCATTCGATGCTGAAGGATTGCCTGCTGTGAAGTTTTCGGCATCTAGATATTTAGCCAAAGTAGTAATAACTTTTAGCTTTGCACCTGCAAAATCTTTAAATTGCAGACAATAAGCAGAAACAGCATGTTGAATGCCGTTAATGTTATTTGCCATTGTTAAAGTTGGCGCTGAAGCTTTACCAGTTGAACTCATTTCAAGGCCAGATACTTCAAGTGCCATCGGCTCAAAAACTTGACCTTGCCAGATAATATTGCGGTTCCATACTTTCTGATCACCGGTGTCAAAAATCTTTCCAATGCTTCCAGAGTCTGCCCCAATCAATCCTTCAGATCCGATCGATGAGTAAATTTTTTCCCAATCTTGAAAAGCTATATGCCCGTGGAAACGTAAAATGCCAGCTCCAAGTGAGCTGGCATCTAGTTCATACAAATGGATTAATCCATCTACATACAGCTTCTGGAAATCACTATTCAGGGTCATAAGTCACCTCGTCATAGATTGGATTTCCATCTTTGTCTAAGACTGGCACATCATCAAAAACAGGATTTCCTTCACTATCAACTGCTTGAACCCATTCAAAAACTGGCTCACCATTTTCATTAATGACTGGTTGATTTGATAGGATGGGTGTGCCGTTTTGATCAGTTTGAATGTGGGTTACTGGCTTTTTATAGTTCTTGCCATCTACAATTACAGCTTTTCCTTCATCATCAAATAAATCTTCGTATTTAGTGATATAAGTCAGCTGCGGAGCATATTTTACTTGCTGGACCATACGCGGTTGTTTTTCAGTACGTGGAATTTTTCTGACGATTGTCTTCTTGATACTGTTTAAACGAATGTCGATCCAGCGCGGCTCACCATTGGCGTTGTTTGGAATATCGATTGGCGCATCGAGATTCGCAACAATATCGCCCTCATCATTTAGCTTTTTCTTGAATGTCTTAATTTCAAGATCACCGTTTTCTAAAGTTTGATATTCAACAGCGCAAATCTTGTTGCCATGAGTGTCAGTCGGAATTTCAATCCACCATCCTTCTTTAGCAAAGCCTGAACTGCCTTTAACCAAATAATGACCAATCCCTACTTTTTCAAAAGTAATGTTCTGCTCAGCAGCTTCATCATTGAGTTCAATTTTATCTGCAAATAGTTTTACGATCGGTGAAGCAGCTTTAATAAAGCCGTTTGAATCGATTGCTGTATTTCTACTGGTTCTGAAACTTGCCCAGGGCGTGTAAATGTCACTTCCCCACTGCACCGCTCGAAGGTACATTTGAGCGTCAGCTCCCAAAGAAAGCTGAATATGGTGATCATTCGAACCGCCAGCCGAAAGGTTTAGTATTGATTGAGGCACACTGCTAGGATAGTCTCCAGCATTAGACATATTTGCTGCTGTTACTTGCCATAAAATTCTATTACTCTGCCCCCTTAGGCTGCTTAAAGGGGAGGCTCCTGCGAGAATCGTACCCCCCAACCCAAAAGCGCCAACCTCCATCACATTCCCAGCAGCAGTACCTACATAACGACTAGCTGCATGGTTGTTATTCGTAAAGTTTTCATTTATTTTTGCGCCAGTTGAGCGGAATGTATCACCGCCTGCGCCAGTCGGAGCTGAACCTAGATTTACTGTTTGAATTGTCATTTTCTTACTCGCATAAAAAAAGCCCCTAAAAAGGGGCATCAAAGGGGTTTAAATTAAGGGTAAAAGACTTGGGTAAATGTTGTGGAAATCTTCCAGGTACCTGAACCACGATCAACTAGCTGATAGTCACCAGCCTTCACACGAATGCGACCATCCTTTGGCGATTGCCAATAGAATGAATCTGCACCCTTATGATCATCTAAGAAATTCTTAATTTCAGTTATTAAGCTTTCTGAGTCAGTTCTTGTAAAATTCCACGAACCTTTTCGATTATTAATTCCTACCGATACATTTTGTTCATACCCATCGCCAAACTTTGAAGACAAAGTATTAAAATTATGAGTTCCCGAATTTTCAGCCAAGCTTTCAGCCCATATAAATAAACGTTCACTCATAAATCATTTACCTTTAATTGCATTAGCTAACGGATACCCCTGCCTTAAGTTCCTGGCAATACCAGCATCTACTCTTTGATCAACCATTTTTCCAATCGTCACCATTAAGTTCCCATCAGCATCTTGTGAGGTTTCAACCTTATCATTCCCATAGTTGTTGATCGTGACTTTAACCCCAGAACCGCCAGATTGTTGATTTGCCATAAACCGGGTTAAATCTTGGTTTTGTCGTGGGGATAAAACACGCTCACCTTCATCTAATAGATAAGTAGACTCCGAAGGAACATAATCCAAACCACCATGTGCAATACCAGAGATTGTTTGAGCCGCGATCATACCCGCTTGCGCATAGCCCATTGCCAGCATTGCTTCAGAAGCAGCAATTTTGGCACCAAAGAAAGGTATAGTTGCATCAGCAGCTACCTGAGCAGCCGCACTATGTGCAGCCACAAGAGTTGATGCAATAGAGAATGCTTGTTGCATAACAAACATAGCTTTGTAAGCAGCAGATTGTTCACCATTTGCATCTTTAACCGATTGGGTCAACTGAGACCAGGTGTTTTGTGCCTGGCCTAGTAAGTTACCCCAAAGATTAAGTTGTTCTTGATGTTGCGACTTAACTAAATCTTGCTCTTCTTTTGCATACTGCAAACCTAAAGCTTTCTTTGTTTCAAGATACTCATTATAAATATCATTTAATTGCTTATAGCGTTCTTGATCCGAAAGAGTCTGATCATCAAGGGTGGCTTTTTGGCTTTGAGTGAGCAAATCACCTAACTGTGAATAACCCTCTTGATGCTGAGACTCAAGTTTCCACATTGCAAGCCGTTTTGGTGCCAAGGTCCCTTCAGCAGTAGCGTTTGCTGCCATGCCTGCAATTTGACCTCTTGGGCCATTTAATGCTTCAAATGCCAATTGTCTTGAAACAATAATTTCTTGATTGGCCTTAACCTCCTCTTTTACACGGTTATCTTCATAACGCATCCACTCTTCAATGGCTTTGGCATATCGCTCATCTTCACGTTGTAAAAGTAAATCACGGGTTTTAGGATCATTAGCGAAATTAGTACGGACTTTTTGAACTTTTTCATTATGTTCATATTCTAGCTTTTCCCAAGAGTTAAAATAACTCTCTCGAATAGCTTGTTGATCCTCTAATGATTTAGTGACAGCTTTGGTTTCATCTTGCAGATATTTTTCAAAATCTTTGGACGTAGAACCACCTGCCCCATTTAAGAATGCAATGCGGGCTTTATAATTAGACCAATACTCATCATTAACTGGTCCAATTTTTGTATTCTTTTGAACATTACCTTCACCTGCATGATAGGCACGAATTGTTTTCTCTAAATCACCATTAAAAAATTTCATTAAATATGAAAGATATTTAATGGCACCTTCAGCAGATTGTTGAACATTGTAACGATCCTGAACACCATACTGCTTTGCAGTTGCCGGTAAAAATTGAAAAGCACCCGCTGCTCCAGTCTCCGGATTATAAGCTCTAGGATTTCCTCTTGATTCCTGCATCATTAAGGCTGACAGAGTCCCCAGTGGAAACCCCGCTTTTTGCTCAAGACTAGCAAAGTTATACTGTTTTGCCGCTGCCTGAACTGTTGCATTAACAGAAAGTACCTTCTGCTGTTTTTCATACTCTTTAGTTTGAGCCTTAACGGATTCAGTAATTTTGTCCTGAAGGTTTTTAACCTCTTGCTGCAATGCAAATTGCTTATCAGCAATTTTCTTTTGCTCAGTGGTCAAATTTTGTGAAAACGGAATTTTATTGTCTTCACGGAATTTGGTCATAAATGTTGCATAATCTAAAGCATTCTGATTACTACCACTTGCTTTAACAGTATTAATAAAATACTGATTCTTTAAGTTTTCCTTTGCCGCACTCGCCTGAAGTTCTTTAGTTTTCTGAAGCTCAATATTCTTTTGTCGAATAGCTTCAGCTTCACCGTTATGAGCTTGTACTGCTTTTGGGGTAGTATCTACTAATGCATCACGAGCCGTTTTTGCATTGTTATAAGCAACCTTACTTTGATCATAACTCACTGATAGCTCATTGATTTTTAACTTCTGTTCATCTGTTAAAAAATTAAGCTTTTGGATTGATTTATTAAAATCATCAGATGATAACGCACCACTGCTATAAGCGTTATAAAGCTTACGGACGGTATCAATTTTATCGTCTGAGATTGGAATTGCTTCTACAAAAGCACTTAAGTTAGAGCCAGCAACAGTATAAGAAACTCTTAATTCATCAACTTGCTTTTTGAGTTCATGCAATGTTGTATTTTTCTGAGCAACACTTAATTTTTCATATTTATCTCTAAGTTCATCTACAGATTGTTTTTGAAGATCAAGGGACTCAACCGTACTTGATGAACTATCTTTTAAAAGCAAATATGAAGCGGCCACCCCAGCAACGGTTAAACCCAAACCAACAGGGCCACCTAGGATGCCCAATAAACTTCGCCCAACCCCTATTGAAGCACCTTGAACTGCATTTAATCTTGACTGAGCAACAGTTAACTCATTCGTTACCACAGACTCCAGCTTTTTAAGCTCAGCCATACGGGTGACAGTTGCCATTCGACCCTGTGCGGAAATTTGGGCTTTTAAACGTTCAATTTCTAAAGCCTTTTCAGCAGCAATCAACGTGAGAGTACTCTGAGCTTTTGCGACATCAGCCAAAGCTGCTGCTTTTTCCATATTAGTCGCTGTAATTTGAACAGCAGTTTGTTCAATTAATTGCTTTGTTTTTGCATAACCAGCAACAACTGAATTGTAAATAGATGGGATATAAGTTCCTGCGTAAAAAGCAGCCCCAACCATAAGAACATCAGTCGTTTTATCTAAGTTATCTGCAAGAGAGCTTATACCATCTACTAAAACAGCCGATGCACCAGAACTTTTTGATGCTTCACCAACAAATTTAATTAATTCATTGTTTAACTTAGTAAACGCTTGCCCAACAGTTTTATCAGTTTTTTTGTATAACTGATCTACACTATCACCTGCTTTGAGCAAAGATTTAACAATAACATCTCCGGTTAACTCACCTTGAAGCATCATTTGTCGAAGCTCGCCACGAGTTTTACCTAATCCCCGTGCCATAGCATCAAGTACACCAGAGGCATTATCGTTCATTGAGTTGAACTCTTCAGCCTGTAATTTATTACTTGCCAATGCTTGGCCGAACTGAGTTAATGCATCTTGAGCCGCTGAAGCGCTTGAACCACTCATTGCAGTTGCTTTGGCTACAGTTTCAGTTAAACGGGCAGTTTCTTTTTGATCAATATTTAAAGTTTTTGAATTTGCAGAAAATTTTGAATAAATATCTGCAACACCGTCCCATGCAGCACCAGTTTTTTGAGCAATATTAAATGTAGATGCAGATGCTTCTGCAAGTTCTGTTTGCGACTGAGTTACTAATTTTAGACGGTTATTAAGCGAAATATATTCATCAGATTTTCCAATTATTTCATTTATCGAGACTCCAGCTACTACCGACTTAACAGAAGATGCTAAAAGGGTATAGCTTTTCGCCATCATAGAAATTTGACGGTCTTGGCGTTCCAGAGTTCTTGAAAAATCATCGACCTGAGCTTGAGTTCTTTTAACCTCACTTTTAACGCTATCATAGCCTTTGGTCATAGTATTGGCAGAGTTTTGTGCAATCTTCTCAGCCTTCGCCATACCCGTTTCAAATTTTGCAGTATTAGCCTCTAGCAAAATTTCAACACGTTTTAAAAGATCATCTGCCATTTTATTTTCCTATAGACATAAAAAACCCTGCTAATGCAGGGTTCTTTTTTTAGAGTTAACTAAATCTTTTCTTTACATGCTGGTGATACCAAGTTTCCACCGTCATCTTTTTGTAGTGTATATCCACCACCAACAGCATAATTTAATTTCATGACCTGTGGCGATATTTGAATCAATTTCCAATATGTACCATCTTGTGAATATAATCGATCATTAGATAATTTAACTGACATTACTCTAGCAGTCCCAAGATGATCTTGACAGATTATTCCAGTACCGTCAGATTTTAGCTTTAATGTTGCAACTAATGTATTAAATTGACCAGTCCATAAACCGCTTATATTATTTGATGAAGTTGGTACGATAGAAAAATAATCATGTGTCGTAGCACAACTATATAATCCTATAGTACAGCTAAGTAGCAGAATTATTTTCTTCACAATCTAACCCCTTACTAATAAGAGGTCAGAATATAATCTGTTTTAATCAACCAAAGCAAATAACTAGCAAAATAATGCCATTCTTGCCTTAATATCATCCATCACATCTTCAACAGTTCGTTCTTGATGCATCTGGAATAATAGAAAGTCCGATAAACCGAACCCATTATCAGGACAATTTACATCAAACACTGTTTTAGCAATATTCGCCTGGAATACATTTTCACGCTGCATTCCAATAGGCTCTAAAATATTAAATGCCTGCCAATATTGATATTCATGATATGTCATGGTTCTTTCTAATTCGCCGACCGTCCGACCTAAACGTAGAGCTAATTGAAATCTAAATTTTAGATCGGGTCGGCTTTTTAGTTTTTTAGCTGTTCTGGTTCTTTACCTGCTTCACGCTCAGCATTAATTTCAGCCATCGTTTTAATGCCATTGTGCTTATATATTTTTTTAAGCAATTCATCAGCAATATGACCAGGTATTTTTTTAATCTGATCATTAGTTAATTCTTTAAGAGAAAGCTCTCCAGTTTCAGGATCACAGACAGAACCCTTAATAATAATTGGGATTGAATCATTTTCTGCTGTAACCCATGCATCACGATCTTCTAGGCTTAAGCGCTTAAGACCTATACGGCCAAGACCCTCAACTTCATCAACAATGAAATCTTTGTTTTCAGCAACTGCTAAAAATGCCGCAGCCAATCCAACTGCTACTGTCTTACTTGTCATGTTTCATTTTCCTATTAAGAATAAAGCCCGCTTAGCGGGCTTATGTATTAAGGGGTAGTCGTTTTGGTTACTTTTCCATTGACTGCAATAGTCAACTTAAAGCGGTTTTTCTTATTGGCCGCACGCACTGGTGAAAGTTCAGTAATTGTTCCCTGAAATGTATATGTAGTAGCAGCATCATCAGGAAGTACGACTTTCCAATCGATCATTTCACCATCTTCAAAATATTGTTCCAACTCTTGCTGTTGAACACTACCTGAAATCATTAAAAGCTCATATGCGAGATCGTCAGCACTAATTACACCCGCAGCAATTGTTTCTTTATGCGTTGATTTAACCGTGGTGATGTCATCAACTTCACGTTTTTTTGTTGGCAAAGGACTATCAGTTACTTCAAGCAATTCTGAAAATGCCTGTGCTACTGGTAATTTGTAGGAAATTACAATTCCCTGTGAATCAATTAAAGCCTTATCAGCCATGTCTTACTCCTCGGCGATTTGCCAGATTAAAATATCTACTTGTTGCTGAAACAGTTGTGTTTCATCATCAAAACCACCATCACTGTCACCAATCAAACTGCATGACGATAATTTTTGATCTACTAAAGCACGCTTTACACGTGCTGCATCTTTTTCGCATTGGACCTTATCCGCATTGTGAATATTGATTTGAACTCGTAACTGGTCATATCCAGTCCAAGTTTTGACAGTATTTAATGGGTTTCCATTCAGTGTTTGATAGGTAATATAGGTCCCATGAATTTCCATTCCTGGAGAAAGTGGTGCTGGTGCAACTTGGTCATTGAATAATGGGCCAAGTATTTGATAAATAATTTCACTCGCGAGCATCTTCAAATTCCTGTTCTATGCGTATTTGCTTACGCTCAAATGCTGCTTGAACATACTCTCCATATCTCAAGCGGAAACGCTCAACAGCAGCTTCCTTAAAATGCTCATAAGCTGGTAAAACAAAAGGAATTGCAGGTATTGTTGGCGTGCCTCTTTCAATAAATCTGTAATAGAATGCTTTTGGCTTAATATAAATACCTACTGCTACTCCACCATCAACCCGTATCCGTTTTCTAGCGATACTTCTTTTTAATGTTCCTGGGCGTTTAAGTTTTCTTGAATTTTTTGGATTACCACGTAAACGTTGTCTTAATGAACCACGGTAATATCTGTAATATGCCTTTTCAGCACGTGGAGCACGGGCTTTAATATCATCAAAAATAGGTTGAGAAGCATAGAACAGTGCATTTTGAGTAAGTTGTTTTTGTTTACCTAACTTTTCAAGACTTCTGAGTTGCTCGGTAAGTTCGGACAACCCCTCTATCTTGAAATCAAATTCCATCAGGTAAGTTTTCCTAAACTGCACATCAAAGCTTGGCGTGATTTACTAACAGGCAATACGCCATCAATTTTATAAAGTTTCTGTGTATCAACATCACGGATTAAATACACCGCAGAAATTTCAGGGAAATCATCAGGGCGCATTACAATCCTTGCAACTAATGCTGAACCCTGCATGCTTGACTGCACAAATGATTGAACACTTACAGGTTTTACACCTCCATAAAAACGACCAATCACAGACCACTCAAATTTAGTTTGCCCAGCAGAATTTTTTTGCTCTGTCCTCTTCAAGACTTCAAAACATGTATCTAAAATTCCAGATTGCATGAATCACCCCTTAAATCAACCAAGCTTGATAGGCAACTTCCATTGCAAAAACTTGATATTCACCGTTGTCACGAATAAAGAGACGCTCACCATGTATATAAATCAGCTTTGTATAAAACGGCTGGGCTTTAATCCAAGCTTCAAATTTTTCATGCATGGGTTAAACTCCCATTTTTCGGTAAGGAAACATCAACCGCTCACACGCAATATTTACGTATAAAGCCGCATCAGTCTGAGCTGCTCTGTTTTGGTACATATCACTAATGATCAACAAAGCAGCAAATACTAAATCTTCCGGTAATGAACCATCTGGCTGCTGAATTTCTGAAAATTCTTTGTCTATGAAGTTTGTTACTGCTTTCAAAGCCGCTTTGATCAGTAACTCAATGTATGAATCATCACGCGCGTGCAAAACACGTAAATGAGATTTCGCTAAATCAAGCGTTATGTAGTCACTCATAAAAACGTCCTAAAAATGAAGAAAAATGCAGATTTCTGAATAAAAACTTCAAAAATCTGCATAAAAACATAAAAAAAGCAGCCCTAAAGCTGCTTTATTGAATATTAACCACCCGTTGGAGGTGCAATTACTGGTAGATCACCTGCTACACATGCATCTGGTAAAACAACTGCACCTGTAGCACGCATTTCAGCCAAGATAGTTACTAAGTTTTTAGTAATGTTATTGCCATCTTCAGTTGAAACAGTTACAGAAACATCTTCACGAATAACGCCATCAAAACCAATAGCAATATTACCTACCCAGTATTTACCTTTTGGCATTGAAGCTGCGAAAACTACTGGTAATCCCCATAGCACTGGTTGAATAACTGCACCTGGTGAACCAAAAATATAATGCCCATCTGCACCTTTAATACGCTCAATTTTCCCCCAATCCTCAGGATTTAAAATCATTGTATCTGGGAGAACAAAAGATGCAGCAGCTTTATATTTTGCTTGGTTCAAAACATCTAAAGCGGTGGCATCGGCTTCTGGCGTGATAGTAACGTAGTTATCTTCTTCCAAAAGACCACTAAAGATTTTTTGTTCACCAGTAGCAGGGGTATGACCGTTAACAATGTAGTATTCAAGTTTTAAACGAACACCATAAGCCATACGAACTTCTAAATAAGTTGCAAGCGAGGTCATATCTGCAAGCACTTGTTTTGAAGCACGAATCCAATGAGCAATGGTCCCTACATTCATTGTTGCTAAACCAAAATTCAAATTCGATTCAGGCTTATCAGTATTTTCTGGGGCAATATCGGCCATGATGTCAAAAGCAGATTCGCGTAAGAAATAATGAATAGCTTCATCTGTCGTACCCCAGTTAATTAAGTCAATAATGCTTAAAGGTTGAGTTACAGCAGTATGGTTTAAATCATTTTCGGCAAAAGCTGCATTAGCTGGCATCGACTTCAAGGTAATAACGTTACGAGCGTTGATACCTTCAAACACTACAGCATCTTTTTTCTTACCTGAGCGAGAATGCATAATTTTTGCATAATCTACAGCGTCCTTATTTCGCAATAAAGCAGCTAGTACATTACGTTGCTCTGTACCATTAGCTCCCTGTACACCTTCAACCATTCGCTGTTGAATGTCTTGAATCATTCCAGCGATTTCTTCAACTTGTTTTGAGCGAGCCTCTAAATCAGCACATAAATCTTCTGGCAAACCTTCTAACCCTTCAAGGCGGCCACGATAACGTTCCAAAAGCTGGTCAAATTGGCTGATACGATCACGCAATTGAATTGCATATTGGTCCAAATCCTGACGATCACGTGGATTTAAACCTTTAAAAGAATTCATATGCTGAGCTAATGGTAGTTTTTGATATGCAGTCATAATTTTTTCCTATGCATAAAAAAACCCGCTAAAAGCGGGTTTATATTTGAAATTTGGGGGTTTTAAACAATTTTATCTAAAAAAGAAAATGGATCTTCTTTAGGTGCAGGGTCTTCTTTAGGTTGATGCACACTAGTCCAACGTGCCAAGAATTTTTCAGCGTAATCACCAGGTAAAATGGACCGTAATAGCTCAGCAGCATCATCTTCAGACTCAATGGCATTGATTGCATCATCGCTAATAATTCTCGCCGAATCATCCGCTGGGTCATCTACAATACTGATTTCATATAAATCAGCACGCTTAATTTCAACATGTGTGCCTTTATTCTCCATATCAATTTCGTTGGGTGGATAAAACGCAATTGAAAATCCATCAACTGTTCCATGTTGTACCATTGCTGCTACATTTTGCGCCAAAGCAAGACCAGGGGTCAGCTCTACTTCAAGATATAAACCAGTATCATCTTCAAGCAATTTAATTATCTTGCCGATTCGCATTGTGATAGTCGAATCGACATACCATTGCCGCCAGCCATGATTATAATAAGAATGAACTTTTTTTGTACCAGCATTAAAAGCAGCACAAACATCGGCAAAAGCTCCTTTAATGAACTTTTCACCATAATAATTGACAGAATCCCACTTAACAGCATACCCACTTACTGTAACAACACCCGTTTTATCGTCTTTCTTAATAAAACGGCAATTCTCGACAGCAATTGGCATCCGCCGACACTGGACCTTTGGCAAGTTAGGCGAAAATTTATTTCGCACTTGCAGTTGCTTTATCATCTTCTTTCACCTTGTAATTGCCTGTTTTCATTCGTTCAGCCGTTGTCATATTGACCGGAACAAGTAAAAAATCCCCATTTGGATCAGGTGTATCACCCTCTTCACGTCGAATTTCATTTATTGATGATTGACCACTGATAATTCGATCTTTATTTGCTGCAATACGTTGTAAATAAGAAGCACGAAGAAGGTCTTTTGTCTTAAATTCAAACTCATACAAATCCCATTCATGAGGCTCCAGCAAATGAATACGAATACTTTCTTCAATCCGCTCCAGATATGGGCGCAAACCAAATTTGTAGAATCCATCGATAATTTGTTCAATACCACTGCCCCATGTCGTAGATCCATCAGACATATAAACTAGAATTGGAGGTACTCCAAAATATCGACAAGCATCTTCAACCGATAATTTTCGAATTTCGATTAACTCCAAATCTTCAGGGGTAAGACTGATTGGCTCAAATTGCATATCATCTTCAAGGACTGCAATGTCTCCATCATCGCCATTGACTAAAATATCCAATTCATTTCTTAATGTCTCTCGCTGGGCATCTTTCAAAATACGTTTTGTTTTTAATGCTCCAGTAGGCTTGGCACCATTTGACATCAATCGGGTCGTTTTATCATTAGCAGACAACCCAACACCAATCGAACTAGCGCCATATGCTATGGGTGACATTCCCCACAAACCTGTGCCAAACATTTTGACATGCCAAATTTGTTTTTCTGTCAGCTCAACCTTTTTTCCATTGATCTGGCACTCATAAACCGGATCACCGTTATCTTTAATTTTTAAATCAACAGAACCACTATTTATGACCTGCAAACTGACCAACTTTTTACCAATATAATCACGTTTACAAACTGCATTACCAGCAACCAGATTCAGCATGAATTGCTCCCGGAACTCGACAGCAGTTTGATAACGGTTGGGTTTATTGCTTAAAAGTTTAATAACCGGATGATCTTTTACTACCGTCCGGCTCCCATCAGCATTCAACTTAAACATTTGAATAGGCAGGGTCGCAACTGACTCTACAAGAATCTTGACACAAGCAAAAACCGCACTAAGCGTCATTGCACTATCAAAAGTAACGGGCTTTGCCGTCCTTACAGCAGAACGGGGACGATCAATTAAGGTCGTCCCCGTTCTGTCTTGTATTGGTCCAGTTCCCCGCACTTTCAGCTTTTTTAGGTCATCTTTTTGACGACCTTTAGCTTTATTGCGGTTTTTACTCATCGTCTAGATACCTTAATCATACCACTCAGAAAATCATCAAAATTCCCATTCTCTTCGCCTGGCACAAGTTCAAATACTTCTTCCTTATCCCAGTACATGGCCCTTGAAGCTGCAATAATCATCCCAACCGCAGCATCAATTTTTTTGGCACGTGAAATTTTTCGAGGAAAAATACACTCTTTAGCATCCTCTTTAACTACCACATTGAGAATGCACCATTTTAAAACTGGATCACCGCAAAAACGTATGCGATTTTCAGCTATCAAAACTTCAATCCAACGCATTGCCGGGTTCAAATATTCAGTTCTTTGAGGAACTTCAATTACATTTAAACCAGCATCAAGTAGATCAGCAGTTACCTGTTCAGCATGATATGGGTCATGACCAACTTCATAAAATGGATAGTCATTATGATGTTCAAGAATGTCTTCTTTGATACGGTTGAAATCTGTTGAAGCACCTGGTGTTTCAATCAACCAACCTTCATCCCGCCAAACAGGGTAATCATCCGGTCGCATCTCACCGTTAATTGCTTCGGTTGACTCCATTACTCTTTCATTGATGTAACTATGGGCAAAGACATACCAAATAATTTTTCCATCTTCAAAATTTGGCCTCATCTCCACCCATGAGGCAAGGTCTAATCGACTTGCCAAGTCATAGCCGCCAAAACCTACAACGCCTTTAAATTTTTTATAGGAGACTTCAAGCTCACAATTTGACACAACAGATTCAGCAAGCCAGCCATCAACCGCACCTACCCATTCATTTAAATGCTTTTGCCTAAAAATCGCTTCATTTGAAGGGGAAATTTTGCATTTATCGGCCATCCCTTGCAGATATTCAGGTTTTACCGAAATGCCATAGTTGGGATTGGCTTTAGGCCAATTTTTAGGGTTTTTCCAGTCGTCACCCTTATCCAAGCAAAAAATCATGCCGAAATATCTTTCGTGCGTTGCTTCACCCTTAAGAATTGCAACAACAACTTTTCTTTCACGATAGCAAACCGATGTCGTGTCTTTTCCAGCCGTTGTAATCGCAAAAAGTAATGGTTGTGTTCGTGAAGCAATACCGTTTGATACAATGTCATACATGCCCGAATCTTTATGAGCATGTAATTCATCAATCAGGCCACAGTGAACGTTATAACCGTCCTTTGATCCGTCCCGATCCTGTGATAGCGCTTTAAACGACGAATTCGTTGTCGTTTGGAAAATCGAATACTCTTGCTTAGTGATACCAAAGCGCTCTTGCATCTTTGGCGAATAAGCGACCATTGTTTTTGCTGCGCCAAACAAAATATTGGCTTGGTCTCTTGTCGTTGCAGCAGCATATACATTTGCACCTGGTTCTCCATCAATGAATCCCATGTACAAACCAACAGCCGCAAGCCACGTAGTTTTTCCGTTTTTCTTAGCAACTTCCAGATAGACGTATGTGAAGCGACGTAAACCTTCATAATTTACCCACCCAAAAATATTGACCGTGACAAAAACCTGCCACGGTGACATCTCCAATAAATGCCGGGTTCCATCACGTTTTAATCGTGCTAGTTCCCCTTCCACATGGGGACAGGTTTCAATAAAAAAGCACGCATGTTTTGCGCGCTCTACATCAAATTTAAATTCAAAATTAATATCTGGTGGCTTCGTGCCGATCTTTAATGATGTAAGTAATTTTTCTAACTCTTCATCACCCGACCCCAATGGAATACCAGAACGATTGAGGTCATTTAAGAAACGTTTAACAGCAAATTTTTCTAGCTGCCCTGCCGTTCGCACTCCAGAGCGCACGTCATGGCAATACTGAAGTGCGATTTTGAAATAATCGCGCATAAAGACTCACTAACTAGATCGAATTGAAAAGTTTGCATAAGGATCATTTTCTTCTTTCTGACCAGCATCAGCACCCAACAAATCTAATTGCTGTTGTTTATTAACCTTGACACTTGACCGCGCTCTTGGAGTTAATCCAAATTCAGCAGCAGTTTTAATAATCTGTTCTTGTAATTTATTACGCACTTGCAACCAAGCTGCCTGGACTTCAAAACCATTTGGCGTTGTAGTTACCCATGAATTGATTTCTTCCAGCTTTTCAAGGGCCTTTTCATAAGCAGCCATGTTGTCACAATGCAAACCAAAAACATCACCGTCTACAACCGACAGTAAACCCGCTTGAACTAATACAGGCCCCAAAGCATCCCAATGTTTTTTTGCACCCCCTTTTACCCAACGAGGGCAAGGTGGCATACCCAAATCAACCGATGCATTAGCTTCTTGAGCGTCACCATCCCGATCGGTTCGGATACGGCTGCCGCTAAGAATTTTTTCTTGTAGCCCCTTTGGTGGACGACCCATAGTTGACATAAGAACCTCCAAAAAATTTAAAACTGATTAAATATTAGAGGTATACCCCCCTATGGACTTTTGACCACGTAAAAATTTCACGGGGGGGCGGTCTTTTCTGATAGAGCCTTTTCGACTTTTGACCCCCTATCCCCTATTTTTCTAAAAATTTTCCCGAATCACTCGGCAACCAGCATCGACTTCATCGAGTCGAGCGCCACGTAGTCTTTCGTAGATTGTAGTTTTAGGAGTTGTTTCACCATTCCAAAGTACTTCGAATGATGAGCCAGTCTTAACAACGACACCTAGTTCATCAAAGCCTTTGATGTCATCACGATATACAACCGGATCACCGAGCAATATAACTTCTCGTTCGCAACTCATGCAGTCACCGCCTTGAAGTGTGAGTGATGCAGCTTATGAACAAAGCCATCGGCATCATGCACTTCAATCTTTTTATCTTCGATTGATTTGATTTCAAAACTATCAGTCCAACCACAGGACAAAGTGTCAATTGCATAAGCCGTTGCAGCTTGTACCATCTCACCAACTTTAAAAACATAACAATCAACTGGCTTTTGCGTAACTGGTGGTTGATATGACCAGCCGCCTTTGTCTTCGGTTGCTGTCTTGCGGTCATGGCATGACTTGCAAAGCGGTTGCCAATTGTTCTTATCCCAGAACAACACCTGGTCGCCTTTGTGCGGGATGATATGGTCAACAACCGTTGCGGCTTCAACAAGTCCGCGCTTGCGATGGTCCGCACATAGCGGGTTCTCATCTAAGAATTTTGTTCTTTCTTTTTCCCAACGGGCATCATAGCCGCGCTGGTGTGCTGTGCCCCGCTCCCGATCTTTTTGTTTGATTCGGTTTTGATGCTGGTCACAGTAACCTTTGTTCGATGCGAAATCTTTACAACTGCCCACAAGACATGGGCGCTTAGCTCTTTGTGGTGGACGATTGGACATGATCAATCTCTTCAAATCGAATGCAACGCTCTAAAAGTTTTGTCATCAATTTTGAAGTCAGTTTTCGTTTTCCGATCTTTTTCTCAATCAAATAGAGAGCATAGACGGAATAACAAACCCACGGTTTCATTTCAATAATCAATCTACCTGTGACCATCATCGACTCCAAAAAAGAAGCCCGCATGTCAAAGGGAGTCATGCGGGCTTTGAAAGAGAGCTTTTCAGCTCTGAAGGAAACTACAGCGTTTAATACAGTTTTCCATTGTGAAGAAATCTAACTTAACTTTGCTTTTGTGTCAATACCGAAGTTTACTTAGAGCAATAAACCTGCTTAATAATCTTTTCTTCACCTAACTCACATGCCTGTTTTAGATCAGCTAAAACATTATCAATGTGGCGTTTCATGTGGTTGCGTACAGTTGTATCACTGAATCCAGAAATAATTTCCCGGTTACGTTCAGTAGGTTTGTAATCAGCAGATACTAAACAGAACTCAACCAAAGCAACACGAACAATTGGCAGGTGATAAACCGCATTTACTCCTGCTTGAATAAATTTATCTTGATACTTTGTAAGTAATAACTTGCTAAATAATTCCACATTCTCAATGTTGTTTGCGCCCAAGTACTTCAATCGAAATAAATTATCCTGCAAAGGAGTTAATTTTGCATAACTCATAGCAATGCATACGTCCGCAGCAGTCAAAGCACCGTGGTTACCCGAAGGGATTGCATCATAATTGGTTGTCTTGGGATTTAATAAACGTAAATATTTTTCCATTTTTTTAATCCTCAAAATTCCATGTGAATGATGTGAATGGTTGTGTGAATGATTTTGAACAATGGTTCACATAAAAACATGAGTAAAAACAATAAATTGTGTTACATGTGAATGATGTGAATGATTTATGTGTGTTTTCTCGCGTGAGAGTGATTTCACTTGTGTTTAAATTATGAACAATATTTGATTTAAATTGATTTAAATTAAGCAATAGGTGTTTTTTTCTCTCACGTGCGCGCGCAAGAAAATGGTTCACATCATTCACATGGGTGTTGTATGCATTGGTAGGTAAGGCTTTGAGCGTGTGAATGATTTGCTTAAATGGTTCACATGACCATTCACATCGTTCACATGAGAAGCTCTTATTGTGCGTATTTTGCTTCAGGAACATCATTCACCCCGTCTAAGCTATCTTGAAATTGTTCGATTTGCAACCCTAGCCAAAGCTGCTCTTGTTCATCTTTGGGTTTTTCACCAATGATAATGACTTTATTTTGTCCAGAACTTCGGTTACCTTTCCAATGCTTGGCCTTATCACTTGGAACAATGCCATGCTTTTTACCCTCAATAATGAATCTTTTCATGCTGATTTGATGCTCTCCAGTTGTTCTGGACCATTGACCAAACGCTTTATAAAGCTGCTCTGATTTACATGAGACATAAGGGAATTTTGTGTCACCGTTTTTCCATTCATGGTAAAACGTGTCAAAGCCTGCACGCGAATAATCAATCATCGTCCTTTTAGCTATGGTCATTGGCGGCTTTACGTGTTCATGAAAGTCAGTTAAATCAAGCCCCATCAAATAAGTGTAAAAAGCTTGTACACCGTTAGTCTTTAACTCTTGCATAACCCTTTCGTGCAAAGGTCCATCCAAGTCTTTACAAGGGTTAAGCACTAAGAACCGACGGTCCTTTTCTTCGATTGGTAGTGGTTGAGTATTGTTTGATAAAAATACAGTATTCAGGTGGTTATTCATTTCCCATCCTGATACGAATTTCTTACTTATATAGAGCGTTTCACCAGTAATGAGATGCTTAATCATCCCCATAACGTTATGTTTTTTCTTGTTATCTACAATCTCTTCAAACACACCGAAAAGTTTGTTTTCAATCCATTCGTTATATTGGTTATCAAGTTGAGCTTGCCCAACTGTTGTATGGTATTCACCATAAATCTTTTTCATGATTGAAACGAACATTAAAGATTTACCAGATCCATGAATATGACCATGCATCAGCACACATGTAGCCATTTTCGCGCCAATGTTTTGAAGAGGAAACGCTAGCCATTTCAATAAAAAAAGAACTGCTTCCTTCTCCCCATCGCAAAGATCATTAATCAAGGTCATGATGCCCTTACAATCTTCATAGACCTCTGCACGAGTCAATTGTTCACCATGCTGATCACGCATTACATCAATGTTCAATCCACGATAAATATTGATGTAATTCTCATCATGATCATGTTCTTGCTTCGGGTCAAAAATAAGGTTTTGACGAGGAATGATTTTTCTAGCTGGAGACTTAAACCACAAGTCAAAAATATTAGGGTACGCAATTCGTATATGCTTAATAAGCCAAGTCCTACGCTCAACTAAATTCCAAGCTTCCTCTGAGTTTGCCAGGACAACGAAATTATCTAATAATTCCTTAATAGTTAAATTAGTAGCCACATTAACATTGTGTTCAAACTCAGATTTTGGAATAACTTTTTTATGGTCTAACCATAGCTTGTACTGCTTTTGACCCAACAAAGCAGTAAAAGCATTTTTCTTTATTACAATTTTGTCAAAGTTATCCCAAACATCTGTTTTTGCTTCAATTAAGTAATAACGATCAATGAATTTTTGAATAGATTCAGGTACAGCATCATTTTCTGTCGAAATGTCACTCCCTTGCCCCGATTCAACAGCCATAAGATTTTCCTCAACCATTGGAACATGAGAATTTTTCTCAATTTCCCCCCCACTATGGATGGGCTTGTTGGTTTTAGGGGGTTCGGGGGAAAAAGGAATAGACGTATTAATAGCCTGGACGATCTGAGCCTTTACCTCTTCCAACCCAAACATCAAATGCAGGTCATTGAAGTCCGATGGGATGAAAGTTGCTTGTGGCTGTCCTGCTTGTTGGTTTTGGTTCACTTATGCCACCTTATTAAATTTAGGGAGTACTACGATGCCGCCAGTGACAGCCACAGCTTGTTGAGCGTATTTCATGCCTGTATCATCTTTTGCACTATCATCATCAGCACAATAAACAAGTGTTGCTTGCGGGTATTTTTCTCTTAAAGCTGCACCGACTTTTGGAATATTGTTAGCTACAAAAGCCAAAGCCACGGGATAGCCCGTTGCCAGGTGAATACTTGCACCAGTTGCGTACCCTTCAGCTATGCAAATAATGATGGGGTCAACAAGCTCGATGGTGCCGAGTAGAAAAAAACAGCCGCCAGTACGTCCACCTTTTTTATTTCCATTTGGGTCTTCTTCATCAGAAACGAAAAACTTTCCACCATCCGGATATATAGTTTGCATATTCCACATGAAGCCTTCACTGTCATAAGCAGGGATTAGTACATTCCCTTTATGATCAATCTTCACGCCAGGTAAAACGGGTACTTGCTTTCTTTCAAGATATGGGCTTGTTTCACCAGGATAAGGATTGCGGTATAAACCTGCTGCTTGTCTTGCTACTTGTTGCTGTTTTTTAAGCTTCATCTCCTGGTTAATGCGATCACGTATTTTTTTCTCTTCTTCCCACTGTTTACGCATTTGAGGCGTAATAGTACTAGTTGCATCCAAGCCAACAATTGAAGCAACCTCTTCAATGATTTGAGAAAACGGTAATCCTGTAACTTTACCAATTAAATCAAAGCCATCTCTGTTTTTGCTTTCCGTACAAACATTACAAAGCCAATCACCATTTTCATATTTATCATCAAATCGAAAACGATCCTCGCCACCACAGTACGGACAAGGTCCATGAGTATCTTTTTTAGGAACAGTAATATTAAAACGTGCAAAAATATCTTCCCATTGACCACGGGCAGCATGTTTTACATCGGGTAGTTCAAACCCTTTCTTTTTTCTAGGCATGATCACCTCTATGTTGTTCCTCAGCCATAGCCAAAATAGTTGAAACAACTCGAATGAGTTCAAAAGCATCTTTACGAATTACCGCTAACTCATCTTCACTAATGCATCCATCGCCAATTGCTTTAGCTACGGATTGAGATAAATCACCCTGCTCTTGTGCCAATTTGCCTATTTTCATAACAAAATCAGCGGTATTTAAATTTTCAGTTTTCGGCAACTCAAACCAAGCCGCATTTCCATGAATTGCACAAACACTATCCATAATCCGGCTATCTTTTGTTTCATCTAAAATAGCTTCGAAATGATAAATATTTGCCTTATGTGTAGGAGTCGTTGGATTGATAGAGCTACGGAACGTATTGATATTCCAACCGTTCTTTTCTGCAATTTGGGCCATTAGGTATTCATCACCTGGACGATAAACAGCAGCTTTCAAAGCTTGCTCTAATGACATAACAGTTTTTTCACGACGTTCGATTAAAGATAAAACCATGTTAAAAATCTCCGATTTCATTCATTTTTTTAATTATTTACATGCACTAAATTCTGCTTGCTCTTTTGGAGGCGTTTAGGAACTCGGCCAGCCGCTAATTCTCTGATTTCATATTCACGATAATCAGGGATGTCTTCCTCATCACCCCATTGAGCTATTGCAGAAGTGGTCAATTCGAGTTTTTCTGCTAATTGATAAAGTTTTTTGCAATTAAGTAGCTCTAGAGCTTCTGTACGGGTCATACTGTCACCAAAAAAATCTAAGTAAACTTAGAATTTATTAGACACAAGTTAACTTCGATAGTCAATAGCTAAGATAACTTAGATAATCATTGTAGGATTTAGAAATGGAAACCATTGGTTTACGTATACAAAAACTTAGGAAAGAAAAAAAATTATCCAAAGTAAAACTTGGCGATCTAGTTGGAGTATCTGATGTAACAGTCGGTTTTTGGGAAAAAGACGTAAATGAGCCTAAATACGAAAATTTAGAGGCTTTGTGTCAGGTCCTTGATACTACAATTGATTATTTAAAATATGGTGTTAATAATAATGAGCAATCTGTTAAAGACTTTAGACCAATTACAAGGATGCTGCCTGTGCTCGATTATGTTCAAGCTGGAAACTGGACCAATGTAAGATCAATTCAACCACATGAAATTGAACTATGGTTACCTGCCCCACCAGAAGCAGGAAGAAACAGTTTTTATATGATTGTTCAGGGCACAAGCAACACCCCACACTTCAAAGATGGGGATTTAATCTGTATTGATCCAGATATTCCACTTGAATACGTTCAAACAGGTGAAATGATTGTTGCAATGTGTGATGATCAAGCAACATTCAAAGCTCTTGTTAGAGAGAATAAAAACATGTACTTACAAGCTTTAAATGGGAATTTCCATCCGAACATTATCCCTCTTAAAGAAAATTGTATTTATAAAGGTAAATATGTGGGTAAATTTGAACCTCCAAAAAAATTCTTATAAATCAATAATAAAAAAAATAATCTAAGTAAACTTAGAAATATTGATTGACTAAAAATCTAAGCTAGATTAGTTTTAATACATCTAATCTAACTTAGGATTTAGTCATGAAAAAACATAACCCTTCTAAAACCCAATTCGACATCCTTGTTGATGCTCGACTATTTGCCCCTGATTTTGCCCAGCCAAAGCGTGATTTTGATTTCTATCGTGAAAGATCGATTGATCAAATCAAATGCGCTATCTCCAACATTTCAAAAGCCTCTAATGGCAACGAACTCGTTATTGCGATTGCCCAGGCTAATGCCTTCATTGATTCAGCTTACAACCTTGAATTTATTAATCTTGTTGAAAAGGTTAAATGGACTGAAGAACTAGGTTCTGCTTTTCACGGTTCGGTTTTGGAGGCTTGAGCATGAATTGGTTCGATGCGGTTTTAAAAGTACGCCAGGTAATTACCGATAAGCATGGAGTAGAACGCCCTGCTCAAACCATTAACGGCACATTAGATTGCCCGATCTGCAATGAAGGTGAAGTGATTTATTCAATCAGCTCACACAACGGTCATATCTCTGGTCAATGTGACACAGCGAATTGCGTCAACTGGATGGAATGAAATGGAAAAGTTACTTGGTTTTTTAATTCTTAGCCTGTTAATGGCGGGCTATCTCTTAGTTAATTGCCTGGAGAGATTCTAATGCATATTTGCCCATTACATTCGTATATTAAGCAAAGCCTTAATGATCAAGTTGAAGCTTGGTTAGCACAAGGCAATGAAATCAAAAAACTGGCTCATGGCGAAAGCGGTCTTGATTGGTCTTTCAACAATCAGCCCATCAGTGCTCAATCAACTTTGCGTGAAATGATGACTAAATCTATCAAAAACCACAAAGCAAAAAAGGCTGAAAAGAAAAGTAGTAAACGAGCTACCAGAGCGCAGATTAATGAATTGATCAAATGGCTAGGTCAAAGCACAGGCCGCGGCACACTCTTAACTCAAAAGCTAGATTGTGCCCCATCGTTTATTTCACAAATTAAAAACTTCACCCGTCCTTGTTCTGCCGAGAATTATAAAAAGATCAAGGAAGCTATGTTGGAAATTGAACAGGAAGAGAAGAAAGGTGAGTCACATGAAAATTAATAATGAAATTTTAAATCCTGACACCGAAAAACTTGTAGATGATTTAGCAATAGCTTTAAAAGAAAAGCTTCTTAAATCTCAAATAAAATACGGTTTTACGAATACATGGATGAATGGTGATTGGGAACAACAATGTCACGATGATTTCTTGAACCATGTAAGTAAAGGTGATCCGCTAGACGTGATTGCTTACTGTGCATTTATGTGGTTCCACAACTGGAGTACTGCTAAACCAAGTTTAGAACCTCTTAACAACACATCAAATACATTTAGTTATTTGCCAAAAACGGCAACTAGTGAAATTAATGAAATCTTAGGATTTCAATGTTTTAAGTTTATACGATTAGCTCAAATTTACCGAGAATTGGGCTTTGAAATAAACAAGAAAGCAGAAGATGAGCAAGCATTCTTTTTATTTAGATTTCTTCATTTAGCCATTGAACATGGTGAAAGTTACATGAATGTATTCAATGCACAAACAAAAGAACTTATTGAAAAATTTAAAGGGGATCAACAATGAATAGATTAATGATTGATTTTGAAACACTTGATATTGCTGAATGCCCTGTGATTTTAAGCATCGGCGCTGTTGTATTTAATGAAGATAAAATTATTGACTGCATGAGCGAAAAGATTGATCAGCAGTCATGCCTTGATATTGGTTGCACTACCAGCCAAGACACAATTGAATGGTGGGACAAACAAAGTGAGACAGCAAAACTAGCCGCTTTCGGTGGAACCACGAATATCGGTTATGCAATGGGTATGCTTGTGGATCTTTACAAAAGCCATGACTGCCAAGAGATTTGGAGCAAAGGTTCATTAAATGACATCCTTTGGGCCAATAACATTCTCGATAAATGTGGTCTAGTCAAACCTTGGAAATTCTCTCGAGAGATGTGCTTTAGAACTTTCCTTAAGTATTCGCCTAATGTGTTTTTTAATCCTGAAGGTGAGTTACATAACGCACTTGATGACGCATTTAATCAAGCTAAGCATTGGATCTTAATTAATAAATTTAAAAATATTAGTTCATTTGGTATTGATTCCAATACCGCTGGACCTGTAGATGCAACCCTATCTGTTCAATTCGATGAAAATGGCAAGATGTTATTTGTTGCCTTGGAGGATAAAGCATGAACTATAAATCTTTATCCGAAACTGAAGTTTTGGCAGTTCTTGCTGAAGGTGAATTAGATGCAAGCGATTTGCTTTACACAGCTAATCCAAACTTTGAAAAACGTTTTAAGCGCTTAAATACAGCACTTGCAAAACTCCTTGATGAAGTACGCGAGTATTTCCCAAATGCCGAATATTACTGTCCAAGTGATGCCATGGTATTACTACTTGGAAGTTCACATGCTGATAAAGATGGTCAACCACACCAACAAGAATTGATTGCAGCTAACAGCGACGCACTTAGTGGGAGAATAAGCGGAGGTGACTGGTAATGCCTACATATATCGAAAAATTACAGGACCCTAAAACCGTTCAAAAGCTGGAGTCGTTGCTAGGCGGGCACATCATGAGTGTGTACAGAAATGCTGGCTTTAATCCCCCAGTTCCTGTCTCGCATGGTGGACGTTTTATCTATGCCGATCCAGCACCAGAAAAGTACGCACGACATTTACGTGAAGGCATGAAATTGTTTGCTCAAGCGTTGGATGAATTGGCAGAAAAGGATGGAGGAAATAATGCCTGAATTTATCGTAACGATTGAAGCAGATTCAGCCCCTCAAATCGTTCTCGGTCAAATGCTTTTAGGCGGTACAGTTACCGCCCTAAAGCTAGAAAAACGTAAACTTGTATCAGTGGCAGAGCTTGTTGCTAAATACGGCCTTTCAGATGAAACCATACGCACTAAATGCATTTCAATTAACCAAGGCACTAACGGCAAACACATGTATGATCCCGACGCTGCCGATGCAATTCTAAAAAATCAAAAGGTCCGACGTGGGCCAAAAAGAAAAAACTAATTATATGCCCGCTTTATGCGGGCTTAGTTTTATCCATTAAATGCTTCAATCAGATCGGTTGCATCAGGGTTATAGTAAGTATTTACCAAAACATCAATTTTCTTATGACCTGTAATTTTGGCTAATACCTCAACAGGTAGCTTTCTGACTCTAACCATACGTGTAATAGCTTCATGACGAGTATCATGAAAATGAAGATTATTAAGACCAATACTCGCTTTTCTTTTTTCCCACATTAATCTAAATGCATTTTCAGACTGAGGGATAATATTGCGTCCAGTGTGCTGAATTAATTTTAATAATTCTTTTGCCTCTTCAGATAGCGGTACGTTTCTTGAATCTCCATTCTTAGTTTTCGGTAGGTGGACATAGCCGTCATAAATATCTTTCTTTGCCATTGCCAACAATTCACCACGACGTAATGCAGTCTCTATGGCGAATAAAAAACCCCAAGCAACATAGTGCTGTGGCAACACTGGAACACTGCCCCTTTCATAATCTAAAGCCTTTAGCATTAAATCTATTTCTGAAGGATGTATGCGACGGTCCCGAGCTTTTGGCTTTTTGGGTTTTGTCATTTGCATCCAAGGGTTTTCATCAATCAAAAATAGTTCTTTTTGCGCGAATGTAAACATCGCACTGTAGTGTGATATTTCTTTTAATACTGTATTTTCACTTACTTCAGATAACCGTTTATTTCGCCAATTAGTTAAATCTTTTGGTGTAATGTCATAAATTGATTTTTGAGCTAATGCCCCAAATTTCAATTCAAAATTTTTATGCTGCCCTTTAATCCATGCTCTTGATGATTTGGATGGATTTAGCATTCCTACTTCCTGATAATATTTATTATTCAAATCACGGAATAGAAATTTTGGTTTTTCTTCACCACTTTCAATTTTTTTCTGAGCCTTTAACTCTAGCAGTTTGAGAGCAGCCCATTGTTCACATTCTTTTGCAGTATCACGGGTGCAATAATAGCGTTTTCCTTGATGAGAAACTGTTATTGTGTATGTCTCACCTCTTTTACGCGGTGTCGGTAACTTCATTTTGTCGCAGATTTGTCGCAAATGGCGTGGAAATATTGCCATTTTTTGCCAAAATTTCCAACTCTGCCAATTATTAAATGCGACAAATAGGCATAAAAAAAGACCTATAAGCCACTGAATTGCTTATAAGTCTTTGATATATCTTGGTAGGCATATCCAGACTCGAACTGGAGACCTCTACGATGTCAACGTAGCGCTCTAACCAACTGAGCTATACGCCTAAGATGGAAAGCATCATATTCATTTTTCAAAAGCAAAACAAGTGAT